GGAATTCATTCCAGCAAAGCTAGGCGGCGACAACAGCACGCGCTGGCTGGGCGATCCGAGTTACCGCTGGGATGAAATCTATGCCACGGACGTCAACACCACGACGGCCACTGTGGGCACGCTCAACGTCACCACCTGCAACGGTTGCGGAAACGGCGCCCATCTGGTCGGCGGGACCATGCAAGGCGCAACCTCAACCCTCACCGGCAATAGCGCCGATCAAACCATCTACACCGCGACGCTACCGGCGGCCACCTTCGCGATCGGCGCGGGCGTCCACTGCTATGCCAAATGGACACATCCCACAGCGTCGGGGCCATTACCTACAAGTGGACCCTGGGTACCACAACGTGGGCCTACGGCAGCTACACCTCGGCCAGCCAGAATCTGGCGGCCGACAGTGAAGTGCTGACCATCTCGTCGCTGTCGTCGCAGTCGGTGAATCTCAGCCCGGTGATCGCGGGTACCGCGATCGGCATTGGCGGCAGCTATGGCAACGCGGGTAGCGAGAACCTGGCCAATGCCGACACCATCAAGCTCACCTTCAACGGCGGCTCCTCCGACCAGGTCAAGGGCGCCACCTTCTATTGTCAGACCGTGCAGTGAGAAGCAATTAGCGGTTAGCAACTGGCTACTGACTACTGACTACTGGCTACCGGCTACTGACTACTGACTACTGGCTACTGACTACTGGCTACTGCCTGACAAGGAGTCGAGATGCAAAAAGCTTATAGCATTCTACTGTCCGTGCTGATGTGCATGGGACTGTGCGTGTTCAATACCGGATGCTCGTCCTCGCAGACGGCAAAGACCGTCAACATCGTAGTGGCTGAGGCCGGGGTAGCGTTGCTGTCGGCTGCGGCCTTTGCCCAGCTGCGGAACGACCCAACACTCGGCGCGTTCTTTGACTCTGTTTACAGTGCGGCTGTTGCGGACTTGCCGCTCATCAAGGATGCAGGCGCGGCTTGGACGGCCAACAAATCAGCCGGCAATCTGGCTGCCCTCTCGGCTGCGGTGAACACGCTCGCCAGCGAGGTTAATGCGCAAGTCCTGGCGGCCAATAAAGTGGCGAACACCGATTCGGAAAAGAGCGTCCTCGCGGCACTATTACTGTTCTCCGCGACGGTCAACGGCATGGCCGCTGCCCTGTCTGGAGTAAGTGCGAAGCTGCTACTTCCTAGCGGCTACCGCGAAGTTTTGGCGCTGACGCCGCGCTCCACGCAGGAGCAGGTGGCTAAGGCTTACGGGGTTGCGCCCGAGTTTATGGGCGGAATGTAGGTAACCCGCAATGCTAAACATCAACCTCAAGATAATGCGCGCCCTCATCTTCCTGATGGGGGTCACGCTGAAACGATTGGAGAAGAAGATGTCCGTAGACTTTTCAAAACTCAATAGCTCGATTTCCCAACTGTCCAGCGACTCCGACCGGATCATTGCCGGATTCCAGTCGGCTGACTCTGACGCCCAGGCAGGCGTTGACGCAGCCAAGACTGCGGTAGATGTGATTGACGCCAAGATCAACGCAGCGGACCCCGCCAACCCGCCAGCGTAAACCAGGTCCTTGGAGCGGGGAAGTGAACAGGTGTCACGCGTGGCCCATAATCAGGAAAGCCGGATCGTTACCGGCGACCGCTACCAAGTTTCCCTTACGTGACCCAGCGATGCAATATCGCACACCGCAGGGACGGCACGCCCTCTCTGGACCGCTTCCTTGAATGGGAGACGTTTGTCCTGACAACCGACAACTGACAACCGACAGCTGATACCTGCTTTACGCTTCCAGGAGCACTGCGGTGGGTAGAAAACAAACGACAAAACGCAAGAACGCGACCGAGCCGAAAGCGGCGACGTCCACACCCGGAAAAACGCCGCCCGCGCCGCCTGTCGAAGCTCCGGTTAAAGATCCTGAACTTTCGCACGCGGAAGCCCTCGAGGTCCTGAAGGAGTGCGGTGACAACCTCGATCAACACCCGCAAACCCTGACCTCCTGGAGCGGCCCAATACCTCGGGGGATCGCGACCGTTCGTGAACTTGCCATGCATACCATGCTGAAGATCCGCGACAAGCGCGGGCACTTGCTCCGTCTGCATCTCAATCGCGCCCAGCGCGACCTGGAGAAAACCAGCGGCAAGCGCAACATTGTCCTCAAGGCCCGCCAGTTGGGCGTCACCACCTATGTTGCCGCGCGCTTCTTCGTCAGTTGCATCACCCGGGAAGGGACCTTGAGCGTGCAAGTCGCGCACGATCAGCGCTCCGCCGAAGAGATTTTTCGTATTGTGCACCGGCTCTTGGAGAACCTGCCAGAGTCGCTGCGTCAAGGCGCGCTGGTGACCTCGCGCGCCAACGTCCGCCAGATCGTGTTTCCCATGCTGGACAGCGAATATCGCGTGGAAACCGCGGCGGACCCCAACGCCGGCCGCGGGTTGACCATCCACAATCTGCATTGTTCGGAGGTCGCCCGCTGGCCGCGTGATGTATCGGAAACGCTGGCTTCGCTGCGTGCCGCCGTCCCGCCCGAGGGCGAGATCTTTCTGGAGTCCACCCCCAACGGCGCTGGCGGCACCTTCTACGACGAGTGGCAGCGCGCTCCGCAAACCGGCTACGTCCGCCACTTCTATCCCTGGTGGTGGGACCCGAATTATCGCCGCGAGGTGGAGATCGTCGAGTTTAGCGAGCAGGAGCGCGAGCTCATGCACAAGCACAATCTCGACCCAGCACAAATCGCCTTTCGTCGCGAGATGCGCGCCAACTTTGGCAATCGCGCGCCCGAAGAATACGCCGAAGATCCAGAGAGCTGTTTCCTCGCCTCCGGCGATTGCGTCTTCGATTGCGACATCCTGGACGAGCGCCTGAAACAGCCTCCGGCGATGGTGGAGTCGACCGACAACGGCAAACTGCTCACGTTCTTCCCGCCCGTCGTGGGCGGCAACGGCGTCACTCCCAAGCAATACATCATTGGCGTGGATCCGGCCGGTGGCGGCTGCGATGGCGATTATGCCTGCGCCCAGGTCATCGAGCGCTCCACCGGTCTGCAGTGCGCCGAGCTGCGCGGACATTTCACGCCGCAGGAGTTGGCGGCTCGGGTCGCGGTTCTGGGCCGCAAATACAACCAGGCACTGGTGGCCGTGGAACGCAATAATCATGGACACGCCGTGATCGCGCACCTCGCCATGAGCGTCGGCTATCAGAACTTATATCCCGGTGGTGGCCCGCCCGGATGGCTCACCACCGCGGCTTCGCGTCCTCGCATGTTGGAGAACTTCGCCGCCGTGCTGTCGAGTGCGTCGTTCCTCTTCCTCAGCCCGCGGTTGTTGCAGGAATGTCGCACCTTCATCCGCCATCAGGACGGCACTTCGGCCGCTGCTGGCGGCGCGCATGACGACACCGTGATGGCCATGGCCATCGCCTTGGCCGTCCGCGCCGAAGTTGTGGTGCGCCCGCCGCAGTCCATGCGCGAGTGCAATTTCGCCATCCTGCAAACAGCATAGGTCAACGAGCATGCGCATTCGTTCGGGAGGTTCGAAGTGCATAAACATCCGAATGGCAACTGGCTACTGACTACTGACAACTGTCTCACACGCCTATGTGACGTGTGACGGCGCAATGGCAGGCCTCTCCGCGCTAGCATGAAATGCGGAAACTGCCGTGATGGTCTGGCCGCTCACGCACCCTCGTATGCGTGATTGGCCGTGCGACGCGGAGGTGATGGCCGTGATGTACGGCCGCAATGGCCGTTGCGGGCGGTTTCCACGGCACGCTGTGGTAGGGACCGCCCCGTCGCTCCCGCTGGGCGAGAAATACCGAATTCCTGGTTGTTCAGGACGGAGCTCGGGTGCCCCACCCTTTCGCCCGCTTTTGGCGAAAGGGTGGGAAACGACGAACTCATCGTTGCTAACGGCGGTCCTTTGTTCGTTCAGGCGGTCCAACACGTACGCAGGATGCGCGGCGGCGCTCAGAGTCACCTCATGCGCTGCGCCGACGGCTTCTACTACGTCGTCAAGTTTCAGAACAACCCGCAGCACACGCGGGTCTTGGTGAACGATTGGCTGGGCACGCGCCTGGCTGAGATGGTGGGTCTGCCGGTGCCGGTGGCCGCCGTGGTCAACGTGCAGCCCTGGCTGCTGGAGCACACGCCTGACCTGCGCATCGAACTTTGCGGGCATCGCACCATGTTCACTCCCGGGCTGTCCTTCGGCTCTCGCTACGTGGTCTCGCCACTGGAAGGTCAGGTTTACGACTATCTGCCGGAATCCATGATCGCGCGGGTCCGCAACCTGCGCGACTTTGCCGGCATTCTCGCCCTCGACAAGTGGACTTGCAACGCCAATGGCCGCCAGGCGGCCTTCTGGAAGCGTGTGCGGGAACGTAAGTTCACCGCCAGCTTCATTGACCAGGGCTATTGCTTCAACGCCGGCGAGTGGAATTTTCCCGACGCCCCGCTGCGCGGCGTATTCGGACGCAACGATGTTTATGCGTGTGTCACATCGTGGAACAGCTTCGAGCCCTGGCTCGGTCGCATCGAGACTTTCCCCGAGAGTTCGCTGTGGCCGCTCGCCGACGAGATTCCTCCGGAGTGGTACAACTCCGAGGGCGACGAGTTGGAACGCCTGTTGCAACGGCTGTTGGAACGGCGCTCGCGCGTACGCCAGTTGATTCAGGATTTCAAGAATTCATCTCGAAACCCCTTCCCGAACTGGCGCGAGGTGGTGAATTAGTGTGAACCACAGAGACACAGAGGCACAGAGAGGGAAGAGAATAGTAAATGATTTCAAGTTTCGGGTTGCGAGCTCGGTAAAATTCGATAATTCCGTACTCGTTGGCATATGGAGGGATCGACACATCGGGTTTGGCTGAGTGCTGAGTGCTGAATGCTGAGTGCTGAATGCTGAGTGCTAATTGCTAATGCCTGACTTCAAACACTGCGACTTCTTCCTCCTCCGCTACGTCCCCGACGTAGTCAAGCAGGAGTTCGTCAATGTCGGCGTAGTCATGCTGGAAGAAGGCGACGGCGGCTTCACCGATGTGCGCTTCACGCGTGATTGGCGTCGGGTGCGCTGCCTCGATCCCGAAGTGGATATCGAACTGCTGCAATCCTACGAAGACGAGCTGCGCCGCCTGCTGCAATCGCGCGCGGCCGAGGTCATCAACTACAAACTGCCGATGTCGTGGCGCGAGTGGCTGCTCGACGTGATGCAGCAATCGTTTTCCGGCGCGCTGCAACTGGCGCCTATGCAGGGCGTACTGACCGAATCGCCGCAGGTTGAGCTAGGCATTCTGGCGCGCGCCTACCTTGAGTCCGAACGCCGTGGGCCGCTGCGCGAAGCCGCCGGTCGCCGCGCCATCTACAACGTCATGCGTGGCGCCTTCGAGCAGGCTGGCGTCTGGCAGTTAATGCGGAAAGACATCGCGGCGGCGCGGTACATGCCGGGCGATCCGTTGAAGATTGACTGCGGGTATCGCACCAACGGCGTCGTCCACATGTTTCATGCGGTGCCGCTGGCAACCGATGTGAACGCTGCCAAGGTCCTGGCTTTCAGTTATCCCGGATTGCAGGACGGAATCCTGACCGCGGAGGGCGCGATGAGCAGCATGACCGCCATTTCTGAGGACGGGTTGGACTTGCACGACGAAGGAGTCGCCTTCGCCCTGGCGACCCTCCAGCAACTCAACATCGACGTTGCCCCTATCGGCCGGACGCCCGCGATCGCCGAGCGGGCACGAATAGAGCTGAAGTTGTAACGCCGCCGCTGCGCGGCGCCGAGTCTTTGCTTCTGCACACGATCATGTGACCGGTCACTGAGCACTAGAAATAGAAGCTGTCTCATGCATCCGGCTTTGAAGGGGCACGGCTTCAGAGGCTGCTGAAAAATGAACCAAAGTAGTAATTTCGGGCGTTTCTTGACCCAAAAGTCACTCGTAAGTTGTTGAATCGTCGTTGCGCAAAATGTCGAGTTTACTTGTTTGAGTCTTTTTTCAGCAGCCTGTTCAGCCGTGCCGTAAATGGCAGGTTTTGGACCGGGCTTTAGCCCCTGAGGTACTTCGCTTTCGGCCACTCCGGCATTCATGAGGTGGCCTCTAGTCACTTCCTCGTCCCCCGCGCTCCTAACGGAGCGCTTTTCCATTTCAGGGAAAACAGATCATGAACATGCGAGACACGTTTCGCGGCGCCTTGCGCCGCATCGCCGGCGCACGCTCGGCCGGCTCCGCGTTCCTCAACCAGCACTGGCCAGATCGCCGGTCAGCGCCCGCCGCGCTGGACGCCACCAGCGCTTCACCCGCCCGCAGAACGGTGCCGCTGCCCACCATATTCACTCCGGGGGCGCCCACGCTGGTGCGTGCCGGAGTCATGCCCAAACCTACGCCCATCAACTTGCGCCGCTTCGCAGAGATGCCGGTCGCGCGCAAGGCCATCAACACTATCAAGGACCGCATCGCGGGAATGCAGTGGCGCATTCAGCCGCGTCACGGACGTGCGCTCGACGAACTGCCCAACGCGGCCGAACGCATCGCCGCCCTCACCCTCAATCTCGAGCAGCCAAATCCCGAGGACTCTTTCCGATCCATGATCGAGCAGGTGCTGGAAGACGTGCTGGTCGGGGGTTTCGGCGCCATCGAGCTCGACCTCAGCGGTGATTCCGCGCGGCCGTTGACGCTGTGGCCGGTGGACGGCGCCAGCATTCGTATTCGCAGCGACTGGGACGGCAATCCCTCGTCACCGCGTTACGTGCAGGCCAAGGGTCTGTTCACGCCCCAGCAACAGGTCACGCTCGCCGACGAGGAACTCGCCTACATCCGGCTGAATCTCCGCACCCACACCCCGTTCGGCCTGGGCAAACTCGAGGTCGCATTCGAAACCATCCACGAGTTCCTGTGCGCGCACCGCTTCGCTTCGCGGCTGGCCAGCAACACGGTCGTGCAGTACGCACTATGGTTGCAGAACCTCAGTCCGCAGCATCACGAGCGCCTCATCCGCTGGTGGCAGGATGAAATTGAAGGCACCGGCAAAGTGCCCATCCTTTCGGTCGAGACCAAGCCCGAAGTGCTGCGCTTCAGCGGCGGCACCGATGCCGACCTGCGGCTGCAGTGGCAGGAGTTCCTCATCCGCATCATCGCCGACGCGTTCGATCTGCCACCGATGCTGCTCGGCCTGGAGCGCGACGTCAACCGCAACACCGCGACCACGCAGTACGACGATGCCTTCCGCACCGCAGTCGTGCCCGTCGCTCGCCTCGTTGCCGAACACCTTACGCGTGACGCCATCAGCAAACGCTTGGGCTGGGACGACTTGGAATTCGTTTTCACCGACGTGGACGCGCCCAACGAGCTGGAGCAGGCACAAATCCAGCAGACCCTGATTGGCTGTGGCGTCTTAACCGTCAATGAGGTGCGTCGCATGCGCGGCCTTCCGCCGCTTCCGGAAAAGCAGGCCGGCCTTTCCGACGCGCCGCCAATGCAATGAGCAGCCATCAAGCCTAGCCCTACTGGCAACTGACTACTGACTACTGACTACTGGTTCTTGTCATCCTGAGCGAGGAGCGCAGCGACGAGTCGAACGTTCCGCGCTTTTGCTAATTGCTAACTGCTAATTGCTAATTGCTACCATCCCACAATGTCGGACCAACAAGGATCAACCCATGAACCTGCACCTCGAAGCCATGGCTCTGTCCATGCCCGATGTCGCCAGACATCCCAACCGGCTGCCTTTTCGCGGCGTTCTCACCCTGGTCGGTGTCGCCTCGCAACGCTCGCCAACCGGCGCGCGCGGCCATCGCGTGATGCTGACCCGCACCGCTACCGAGGAGGCATTGCCCTCGCTCCTGGGCATGGCCCTCGATTATGCTCCGGCGCTCGCCAGCCACGATGCGCGCCGCAAGGTCGGCATCATTACCGAAGCTACAATCGTGCCTCTGCACGACGGCAGGCAGCCGAACGCAACCGGTCAGATCGCCGTCGGCGGCTACCTGTTCGCCCATGACTTTCCTGACGTGGTGCATGAGATCCGCGCCCAACAGGGCAATAGCCTCGGCATGTCCTACGAGATCGCCGACGCCAGCGTCCCCAATCAAAACGCGTTCATTTGGACCGTCACCGGTTTCACCTTCACGGGGGCCGCGGTGCTGCGTCGCGACAAGGCCGCATACCCGCAAACCTGGATTGCGTTAGCAGCTAGCAACTAGCAATTAGCAACTAGCAATTAGTCCGGACAGAGCGGGGTCCGACTTCGTGCTGAGTTTTCTGAACGCGGATTGCTGACCACCAGTTGCTAGCAGTTATCTCATAAATCGTTTTGTATCAGGGCACGGCTTCAGCCGTGCCGCAACGGGCAACAACGACTTGGGCTTCAGCCCCCAAGGGACTTAGTTTGCAGGGGCTAAGGCCCTGATCTTTCCCGCGCTTCGACCGACTGTTGAATGCTAGTTGCTAATTGCTAATTGCTAGTTGCTAGGTGCTTTTTTCACATTCCACAGAGTAAGAGGACAAAATATGAATCAAGATACCACCACCACAAACGCCACTACCGACATGCCCACCCTGGCCGGGCAAATGGCGCAGGCCACGCAGTCGCTGGCCGACGCGCTCAAGAACCTGGACGGACAGTTTGCCTCGCTGCACGCCAAAATCGACCGGATTATAGCCGCGGTTGACGACGGAGATCTGCAGGCCAGCGCCAAACATGACCAGGAATTACGCAGCAAGCTGGCCGAACTGGAAACAACCAATCGCAACCTCAAGGCGCAGAGCGACGCGGGCCGCCGCAAGACCCTGTCGCCAATGGTAAGCGCACTGCTCGCCAAGGAAGGAGTCGAAGGCGACGCCCTCATCGACCGGCCGGTGATCGAGAAGGCCCTGGCCGGTCTCAGCATCGAGCAGCGCATCGCCGTAAAGTCGGAACTCGCCCGCGCCGGAATCCTAGTGTAGCTGCCGTCGGAACCATCTGGGCTAACGCTCGCCGTTTCCCCGAAAATCTAGCCACTAACCCCTAGCCACTGGTCATTGTTTTCGAAAGGACACCATGAAAGCACAATTCGTCAACCTGCAAGCTGCGGCTGATTACATGGGCCCGGGCGCGACCGAAATCACCGACATCGTTCGCCGCCGTGGCCCGTTCGGCCAGCGCATCAAGCAAGTCCCGGCCACCGGCCATCCCTCCCGCTTCTTCGAAGAGACGGGCATTCCGTCCCCCTCCGCCGCCAACGGCTTCGTCGATCCGCGCAACATCACGCCCACCCTGGTGACCCCCACCCGCGTCGAGCGTTGTGTTCCCTTGAAGTGCCTGGTCTCGCAGATCAACTACAACGTTTTCGATATTGAAGTCGGTGCCCAGCAGAGTCAGTTCGCTTATTTGCAGGCCAAGGACCTGGCCGACTCCGTCGAAGGTCTGCTGCGCACTCATGATGTCGCGCTATGGAACGGCAACGACACCTCGTTGACCAATCCCACCACGCCCCAGTACTACGGCGCGGCTGGACAGATCACCGATGGCGGCAACGTCGCTACCGTTACCACAACGCAAAGCATTGTCGATGGCCTGAAGTCCACCATCGCGCAGATGGTCTCCAACAGCAACTATGAAGTGCGGCCGACCGCTATCTACAGCAATCCGGTGCTGTTCGACCTGGTTGACCGCGAGATGAAGGCGGAGTTCAACGTAGTGCTGTCGAGCACAACGGTGGCGGGCGGCTTGACCGTCAAGACGCTTTCCACCCAGGCCGGAGAGCTGCCGCTGATTCCCGATTGGTCGATTCCGTACACCGGCATCCCGGGCAGTGGAACGGCCGTGCTGCCCTGCTACATCGTTAGCGAAGACATGATCGAGTACCACTGGCTCACCAGTACTGACCCGCGCGTCTTCCAGCTCGGAACACCGAGCTCGCTGGCCTCGCAGATGGTGGTGGTGAAGTTCGGCGGTATCGTCGTCAAGGGCGCCAGCTACGCACACTACAAGGTAGTTGTCGACCGGTAGCCGCCGCCCCGCCGCGGCCAGGTTGCTAATCGATCCCTGTTCCGCTGCTTCGCAGCGTCGCGCCGCTTCCCGTTCGGGCCGCCGGTGTGCAACCCAGGGGACGGAAAAACTCTGTCCCCTATTTTCTGATGCTGCTTGCCCTCCTGATTACACCAGCCTTTTCCCTCCGCCTTCATTGCACGAGGCGTAGCCACGAAGGGAACGCCATGAACTATTTGTCTGATTCGGAATTCGAAACTTATGGACTGGAGTCCGCCACTCCGGAATCGTTCGTAGCGGCGGCTTCCTCGATGATCAACACGTACTGCCGACGGCCCACTCTCGCCATCGCGCAATTCACCGAGCGCATCCGCGTAGTGCCGGGCCGCAATAACGTCCAGCTCACCAATCTGCCGCTTGCCATTCCGCAAGGCCAAACCTCGCCGTTGGTATCCGGCAGGGGCCGCTATGCTCCGCCGCGGCGTGGCGAAGATACCACAATGTGGGAGCTTGCCGAAATCGCCATGGTGTATTCGCTCCCTGGCACGTGGGTCAACCTCGACGTCACCACCTTCGACTACTTTGCCGACACCGGCGAGGTCTCCTGGCTGGGCGGCCCGCTCGGCCTGGCCTTTGACGAGATCGAACTCACCTACACCGCGGGCTTCTCCCAGGTCCCTGACCCGGTGAAGTTCGCCTGCGCGCAGTTGGTGAAAAACGCCCAGGCGACCCCCGCGCTCAATGTCCGCGCCGGCTCCCTCGGCACCCTGAACTCGATGCACCTCGAGTATTTCTCCGACACGCTCATCGATTCCACCGTGCAAGGCATGCTCGCGCCCTACGTGGCGCAGAAAGTGGGCTGAAATGTCTGAAACCGGGATTCCGCTCGGCACGATTCACACCTCCTTGGGAGTGCGCCGCGCCGCCGACGCCATGGTGCGAGCTCTGGGTGGCACCCAGATTACTCTGCGCATCGCCGACGCATCCGCGGGCGACACCAACAGTCAGATCGGGCTGACCCCTCCAGTGTCAGAAGACCTGCAGATTTATCCGGCGCTGGTGCGGACGATCGCGCCGGCCGCCAACGGCAGCAAGCGCATCGAGGTCACGCTCAGCGCAAAAGCGGTGAAGCCACTCGCCGACCAGTATGGCGTCGATGATATCCCCACCTGGCTGCTCACGGCGGAAGGCATACTTTTTCGCGGCAAGCTCATGCACATTGACACCGTGATCAGCGACCACCTCGGCGGAATGGACTACCTCTACCACATCATGGCGACGGAGTAGCGATATCATGCAACCAGCCAAGGATAGTTTCTACGTGGAGCTGCGCAACCGCCTGGTGGTGGTCGATCCGGGACGCACGATCACGCTTGACGGGGCCACACGACCTGCCATCGCAGTGGTCGAGAACGAGCCGCCGGCGGCGGTGCCGCCTCTGTGCGATACCTTCTACCTCCACTGGGGCAGCGCGCACATGGTGCAGCCATCCGCCGGAACTCTGATGGCGCTCGATTGCACCATCTCGTATTGCACCTCAGGCGCCGAGCAGAACGGATGGCTCGATCGCGGACGCGATCTGGCGGGCCTGGACAACGACCTGCTCGCCATCTGCGCTCCGGCGCACACTGCTAAGTGCGATTACAGCTCCGGCTCTCCGGTGGCATTAGGATCCACCATCTTCTGGACGCCGCCAGTACTGGGCGCTGCTAAGACCACGCCGCCTTATGTCGGCCGCGAGATCAGCATCACGCTGTTCTTCTATCCCGAGGTGAACCAGACATGAGCATCAATCCTCTCGCCCGGCGTTCGCAGATGGCGCCCATCGGGCGCGCCGTGCGCGCCTACCTCGCGACCGTGGACCGTCCCAGCGGCGCCAGCGTCCCTTTCGATCCCGCGGCACAGGGACAGTTCGACCTCGACGTCCCCCCATCCGGTTGGTTTGATCTCGGCTGGATCGAAAACTTTCAGCGCACCGCAGCCACCAAGTACGACTCCCTGCGCAGCGGTCCCAGCGGCGCCATCACCGTACAGTACCGCTCGCAGCCCGAGGCGC